GAGTCCCTGGAGCCACCGGTCTCCCACGACTTCCTGGCGCGTTCGTAGTCGCTGCCACTGTCGGAACGCTCGTAGCTGGTGTGTCCTTTGGAGACATCCACACCATAAATTTCCTGCACGTCGTTGACCGACAGCATGTATTCCTCGGCGACCCAGTCGCAGCCAAGGAAGTCGCGGAGCTGGATGCAGTGCGGGTCCACGATGACGGCGGATGGTTTGGGCCAGGAGAAGGTCAGCCCTTCGCGGACCACGACGTCCTGTTCCTTGGCGATCTCCTGCATGGTCAGGCGCATCTGCTCGGCGGCGGCACTGTCGATATCGACCTCACCGTCGGCCAGGTCTGCGGAGACACGCTGCACCAGCCTGAGCTGGTTCTGGATGTCGGCGATGCGCGAGTCCTTGTCGGGAGATTCACCCACCATCCGCTGGAAGCCGATGCGGGTCCAGCCGACACCCGATGTGGCGGCGCGGCGCACTGTCATCTTCATCATCGACTTGAAAGACTGCTGTTGCTCGCTGACCTCGTACTCGTAAAGAATCTCCAGCGTGCGGGCGATCTTGTTGAGGATGGTGAGCTGCTGCTTGACGGCCTGCGAGTCGGCAATGACCGCCTGCGCGTTGGCTATCTCTTCCGGCGGTGGCATCATGGGAACCGGCGGCATGGGCATGGCGCCGCCGGGAGCGCCTTCGGGGCCAGGAGCGCCGGGCGATCCGCCCATGGTCTCGCCGGGATGCGGCAATCCCTTCGCCGCGTTGCCCGTGGTGGAATCCACATGATCGTTCTGCATCGCGCCAGGAGGCGGCATTCCGGGAGGCGCACCGGCAGGCCCAGCCATGCCGGGGGCCATTGACGGCATCCCCATCTTCTGGCCCATCGCCATCATCGCCAGCATCGACGCCTGCTCGGCCTGCTTGACGATGGATTGCGACTGCGCGAGCTGTTCCATGGTGCCGTCCCACACCGTGGAGAGAATGCGCGGACGTCTCCTACAGACGGCTTTGGGGTTTTTGGCGTAGACGGTGGAGACACGCTTCTGGATGTGCTGGAGCGTTATGTTGGCGATGTAGAGGTCGTCATTCACCGAATCGCCGTAGACCGATATCTTCGGCTCCTCGCTCCACTGATTCCCTGCCGCGAATTTCTGGTCCTTCTCCATCTGCCGGAAGGTTGGGTCCCAGAACGTCTTGGCCTGCTTGACCATGTTGGCCATGGCATCGACAAGGGCCTTGCGCCTCGGCTCCGGCTCCGGCCTCTCCCTTTCAAGGACCTTCTGTCCGGGCGGTGTCGGCTCCGTCAGCAGCGGGTGAGGTGTCGGCGGCGGGCCTGGGTCGAAGGGGTCGTCGGTTGGAGGAGGCAGTGCCATGGTGTCAACCCTTCTTCCACACAGGCGCGAGAGTGATCGGGTGTCTCTGCTTGCTCGACTGCGATATCACGCTTTGATTGACATTGGTGATAAGCGTGTTGGCTATGCGCGTCGAGGATGCTTTCTTCAGGACGAAGCCGGTCTTCTCACGCCTCGGCTTGGGTGCCATCACCAGCCCGCCTTCTCTGCCGAACTTATCCGTCGGCGCTCCTGATTGGCTTGGGCCTTCACCCACGCGAGAGTGCCGTGCTTCGCCTCCGGCTTCGCCTTGCGTGGCGTCTTTGCACTAGTCTGAGCGCCCAGCCCGGTGCCAATCCACGCCAGGGCGTCAACAAAATCGTCCCTTGCCCCGAACGGAAATTGTAGGAGTTCCTGCCGCGCCTCCATCCACCACGAAGCGTGGGCTGGGAAATAGACCATTCCCATTGCCATTCGGGCCATGACAGACTGCGCGCGAGACTTCTTGTCATGGACGGGGGTGACCTCCGAGACCGATGTGAACGTGCTGCGCTCCAGCATACGCTTGCGTAGAAAGGGGCCTATGGACTTGCTGATGTGGCCGCGCTCGGCCCACCAGTAAAGAATCTTGTACTTGGCCATGAGGTCGATCATCCGTTCCACCACGACATCGGTGGGCAGGTGGCTCCAGACCAGATCTTCCAGCACCCAGATGTTCTGCTCCTCGTCCACGCCCACCACCATCAGGCAGGTCTTGTCGCGATCCTGTGTGGTGGACACGGCATGGTCGGACGCCGCGTAGTAGCGGAGGTTCTTCGGCAGCTCGCCGCGAGCGTAGGTCCTGATCTTGTCCGCCGGGAAGAAGTTCCCCTTCTCCGGCGTGGGGCTGCCCTGATAGAGAGCCTGGAAACCGCGTGGGTCGGCGGCGCGCAGCGATTCCAGGTACTCCACCGGGAACCGCTGCGGCCACAGGGCCTCGCCGTATCTACGACCCAGGGGGTCGCTGTCCGTAGTGGCGAGGGCCGGTAGGTCGATGATCTTCCACTTCGGGCCTTCCACGGGCGAATAGTCGGGGTTCTGCGGGTCGGTCAGCCGACCCACCAGATCGTCCTCGTGCCAGCGTGTCTGGATGATGACGATCCAGCCCACGCTCGAAAGAAGCCGGGTCTTGGCGACCTGGTTGAACCAGGCCCAGAGCTTATTTCGGGTGACCAGGGAGTCGGCCTCCACGCGGTCCTTGATGGGGTCGTCTATAAGAAGCCCGGTAGCCCCACGGCCTGTAATTGCCGACCCACGACCCACGAAGAACAGCTTGCCGTTCATGGTGGTCTCGACACGGTCAACCGACGCCGTCATCAGGGATACCTCCGGGAAAACCTGATGGTAGACGCTGTCCTCCACGATCTCGCGGACCTCGCGCCCGAAATCCCACGAGAGCTTGTCAGAGTAGGTCGCCAGAATGATCGACTGCTCCGGGTGTCGCCCGATGTACCAGGAGGGGAACATGCGGCTGGAAAGCTGCGATTTCCCGTGTCTCGGCGGGACGTTGATGATGAGCCTGGGGATTAGCCCGCACTCGACCTGTTCAAGAGCGTAAGCGATGGCTCGGTGGTGCAGGGCCGTAATATATTGACTCTTGTGGACATCGTCGGGGTCGTCGGCATCCGGCATCATGAAGCGGGCGAAGGACAACAGATCATCCTTCGCCTCCAGTGCGGTCCTGCGACGTTCGAGTGCGGTCAGATATCTCTGGCTAGTCGTCGTCACTCTTCCTCGACTTCTTGCTGCTCCTAACGATTGGGGCTTCCTCGAAGGTGAAGTCCAGCGATGCCGTCACGTTCATGTTGGTGTGCAGCTCCACCGGGCAGACCGCCGGAACCACGAACAGCGAGGGCTTTACCCCTGTCGTGACCTCGGTGTCGGACACCAGCGTCGTCGGCTCCGGCAAGCCATTGAACATGATGATGGTGTCAGCCGTGAAGCCCGTGCCGATGCAGCTCAATGTGATGTCGGCTGCGTCTCCGGCGACGGCGCTATCGGGATTAAGGCTGTCCAGCGTCGGTGCTCCCACCGGCTCCGGCAGCGTGGGTCCGCCCTCGTAGGTGATCCACGTCTCGTCGGCCCGGACAATCTCGCCTTGCAGGGCGAGGATACGACCGGCACGGTCCTTGTGGACGACATTGCGGAAAGGCTCGATTGCCGCCGTCAGCGCGTCGGCCATGGCCTGTTCGTCTTCCTCCGCAGAGCGGGTTTCGATTTCGAGTGCTCTCTTGGCCATGGTTATTCCTCCTCCTCGTCGGAGTCCTCGGTGGCCTCGCCCTGTTCCGGGTCCGTCCATGATTCGTCGTCAATGACCAGTTGGGCCTGCGCCTCCAGCGCCTCGACCGCCTTGGCTTTGTCGATCTTGCTGCGGTAATCGTCAATCAGCTTGCTAAGGGCGAGTTCAAAGTCTTCCATTTTCAGGTCCTTCCAGCCGCTTGGGCTATTCTTGATGTCGCGATAGGTGAGAATCATTCTGTCAGCCTCGGAAGATGGAGGTCGCCTCCCAGTCCGATCAGGTTCAGCAAAAGCACGATAATGATCAGCACCATCAGCACCATCAGGGCGATCTTGATGATCCGATTGGGCGGGTCGGGGATCGGGATCGTATCGAGGACGTAGATCACGAGCCAGTAGAGCAGGCCCAGCACGAGCAGGTAGATGATAAGAGTGATAAATCCGCCGATCATGGTGTCTCTCCTTCAGGGCTTGCCGCCCTGGCTTCCAGTTCCATTGCCGCCGTTGCCGTTGCCGCAGGAGCCGCTGCATCCGCCGCCATTGGTGCTCTGGCTGCCACTGCCAGCAACAGAAGCGCTGCCGCCACCTCCGGTCGAGCTGCTACCACCAGCAGCAGCAGTACTACTGCCACCGCCAAGGCCAGCACTAGCAGAGCCACCACTACCCCCACCACCAGATCCACCAGACGTTGCGCCGCTGCCGCTATGCGTTGTCCGATCACTGGGGCGATCCCCCGTCCTGCTACCCGGCTTCTCGATGGAGAAACCATGGGCCGTACGTTCCGGCGCGGCGCAGATGGCCGTCACGTCGACCCTCATCGAGCGCAGCACACGGCACTGCGACGGCGTATGCGTCACCATCACTGCGGCGCAGACGATGGCAATGCCTGCACGATGAGTTGAAGCGTGGCGCAATGGCTGGCAATAAGCTCCTCACTGGGTGGTCCACGATCGAGTATCACGCCGACGATCCAGCGCTCGTTGCCGCCCGCCGCCCAGCCGGTCGAGATACTCCATTGCTCCGACGCCCCACGCTCCGCCACTACGCGGATCGTACAGCCCCCCTCGGTACGGACCACCCTGTATGAACTGAGGAACCTGTCTAGCAGGGCTGGGTCCGAGAACACCTTCCAGATCACAAAGACAGGGACGACGCACGCAAGTATGAGCGCCAGGATCGCGACGTTCCTGAGCGTCAACCCCTTGAGTACGTTCGCGGCGCTGTTTAGCCATTCGGACATCTTTCATGCGGTGGAGACACGATGGTCTGCGGCCTTGAGAGCCGCCAGAAACGTCTTGTGGTATCCCGCGATCAGCTCGTCCTTGTCGTTGCCGTTGACGATCTGGCGGGCATTGATCGGATCGTCGCGTGTTTCGTTGAAATAATCGCCCAGCTTCTTGCCCGTCCACCAGCCTTCCGCGCAGCCGCGGAACAGACAACGCGCCGCTATAAGCGAGTCCAGAGCAATATCAGGATGATCAACAAGATCGCGATCATCAATAAGTCCAAGAATAGCGCTTGCCCGCTCATAGTTGTCTTTCCAAGTTAGCTGTACGAATCCTCTCCCTATGTATGGATAATACTCTTTACTTTCTAAATACTCTTGAGTTCCGTACTCGGTTACTGGCCACATTTTGGTTGCGCACTCATGATACACTGTGGCCAGGAGATAGGCGAACCATCTCAAATCTGTCATGGGAGAGCCGGTATAGCCGTGATCCCACATGGCGAGCAGAAGACTCTGCCCATCGACCTGCTGCTGGGTCATGGCCCCCGCGAACATGGTGTCACGCACTTCCTCGAAATACGTGTCCCGGTCGATCATCGGTGTCTCCTTTACGTGAAGGCGAACGGCTTCGGCGCTGTCTGGTAGACGCCGAGATTGCGCACCGAGATCTGCCAGACCTGCGCGCCCACCACGGTCAATGTCGGCAGCACCGTGGTCATCGACGTGGCGCTAACGAAAGTGCGAGCAACCGGATTGTTGTTCACCAGCACCTCGCTGGTGTTGGTGTTGAAGTTGGTGCCAGTCAGGGTAACCGTGGTGTTGGCGGCACCCGCCACCGCCGTGGTCGGCGAGATCGACGCCAGGGTCGGGAAGCCGGTGGTATTGGCGGCGATCCAGGCGCTGGCGTTCTCGTCGTTGACGAAGTGATAAGTCTTGCCGTCGTCGCCATTGAGGACGATTTTGTTGTCGCCCTTGATCCTGGTGCTGGTGATGATCATTTCGATGTTCCCTTCTTTTTCGGAGCTGCTTTAGCCACCAGCACCGGACCAACTTCTAGGGCTTCGATGCGCGCCTCGAGCTGGTCGATGCGGTCGAGCGCGTGCGTCAGTGCCGCCCACAGATACGGGGTGCGGCGTCCGTAATCGATGCCCCAGGGTTGGTAGCCTTCCTCGCCAAAGGCGGGCTTGGTCGAGCCGTCTGTCGGGTCTGCTGGCTTCGTGGCGAGGTCGGGATCGACCTCGTAGGACTTCTGCGCCAGCCAGCCGATGGCGTCCTCGCCGGAGGCCTTCCAGGTGAAGGCGATGACCGGGTCTTCCCTGATGATCCTGACCGCTTCGAGATAATCGTAGTTGCCCTTGGCCTCTTTCAGATTGGCGTCGGAGGAGGCGTTGTATTGGGTCGCTGCGCCGCTCGTTGAGATATATCCGGCAACACCGCCAGCCGTGGAATTGTAGAAAACCTGGTGGGTGGTGACAGCCGTCGTATTGGTCGATGTTCCAATATACCCTTGACTGATCGACGTCCCCACTGCACCCCCCGACGTGCTGACAGGCTGACCGAAAGCCCCGGAGGTAATAGTCGTGACGCCGGTCTGCCTGTTGATTTGCAGGGCGGTTGCAATATAGGCCCCGGCGTCGGTGTAGCGGTCGATCTGGAAGGCGGACCCGGCATTGCTGCCGCCCTCAGCGGTGGTGTTGCCGAGCTGTATGGCCCAGCGTGCCAAGCCACCCTTCGATCCAAGCACCTGGGATGTCTGACCCGCCGCCGCCTTATCGATCACGATAGATGGCGTCGCCTTGGAGATCGTCAGGTCGCCGGTCATGGTGTCACCGGCCTTGGCAACCCTCGATGTGTCGGTTGGGTGGACATGATCTCCACGCGAATAAAGTACCGACGACCCTGCCGCCGCCGTGCCATCCATGTCTGGAGATGCGTTGCTAGGAGCGATAGCGCCAATAGCAGTGATGGCAGCCGTGACAAAAGCTGTCGTGGCTATCGACGTGTCGTTGTCGCCCACCGTGGGCGTCGGCGCTTGAGGGTTTCCCGTGAAGGTGGGCGAGGCAATGTCGGCCTTGAGATTGATATTGCCTTGCAAAGTGCCGTCGGCGACATCGACATAATCCTTGCGAACCGCATTCGCTGCCGCCGGTCCGATCGGAAGACCGAGGTGCCCAGTCATGGTGTCGCCGGTCTTGGTGACCTTGGCGTCGATTGCCGCCTGCTGAAGCGTGGAAACCGGCTTACTCGCGTCGGAGGTGTTGTCCACGGCACCGAGGCCGACCGACGATCTGGTGAGCGGCACCCAGGATTTGTCCCCGCGCCAGTAATCGGCCACGGTCCCGACGGAGACCGGCGGCTCGTAATCGCCAGGGACGGCCAGCATGTCCCAGTTGGCCGCGTTGAACGCGCCAGCCATGAGCGGCCCCCGGGCCCGGTACAGCACGCCAGCCTGGACGACGTGGGCACCCGTCGCATAGTCGCTGGCAGTCGAGAAATACCTTACGGCGACAAGGTCCTGGGGATTTTTGGTGGCGTTGACGACCCCCAGCTGGAGATCGGCGAAATTGACATACAGCTCGCCCGGCTCGCGGGTATTGACCACGGGCCGCTGGCCCTTGACCGAGCTGCGGATGGACTGGACGCGTCTTGGCATATCTATGCCCCTGCGATTACCGGTATGTACCGATTACATCTCGCCACAATCTATAGTATCCACCACCGTCCATGCAAACCCCGGTGACGGGCCGGAGGTCAAAAACTGGAACTCGGCCGTCGCGGGCGGCGTGCTGGTCGCGGCAGCTCCCAACGCCCAGTAAGTCGGATACAGATCTCCTGCCGGAACCATCGTCGTCACAACCTGTCCGACCGTGGGATCGGAAAGGGGGATATGAAGAGCGTTCCTGAATGCCTGTGTCGTGCTCATACCCATGCACTCCCATTCCAGATTTTCACCGGCTTGGTCACCCACGCCGAGCCGGACCAGACCTTGGCCGGTTTCTGCACCCACGCACTGCCGCTCCATACCTTGGCGCGATTGCCGCCACCGCCTGCCGCCGCCGGTGTGACGCCAATATAGCCGCCGGGCAGTCCGAAATTGCGATCCCCGGCATCGCTGACCAATCCTCCAGGCGTGACATATTCCCGGCTCATGTGATCACCGGCTTGTGGGCCGAGAGAGCGGCGTCAATACGCTCATGGACATCCAACCCAAGCCCGCCTTTGCGGTCCATCCATTCCAGCGCCTCACGTAGTACCCGCTCGCGTGCCTCTTGCTCGTCGCAAAGCCGCCCCCAACTGTCCTGCCACCCCTTCTCTTCCTCTTCTAGCTCTTCCACGCGCTGCTGAAGCGCCTGCTCGCGTGCTTCTGCTGCTTCAGCCTTGGCCATGTAGTAGTCGCCCCTCTTGACCAGATCGCGGTTGGCTTCATCGAACTCTTGCACCTCCCGCTCTAGCTCTTCCACGCGCTGCTGAAGCGCCACGTGGTCAGCTAAAAGTCGTAAATGCCGCAACTCTTGCTCATCCATCATGTGATCACCGGCTTGTGGGCCGATAGAGCGGCGTCACAAGCGTCTGCAACGGACTGCGCCAGTTCGATGCTGCTATTGCCGTATTGGTAGGAGCGCAGAGCATGGGAGGCGGCTTTCAGCGCCTCACGTAGTACCCGCTCGCGTGCCTCTGCTGCGACCAGCTTGGTCTCCAGTTCATCGATGATTTTGTCCCT